CTATAAGTGCCACTAATATACCGTGTTGTGAATCTAGTTTTTGACCTAATCTTGCTTCTATTTCTGATATCTGAGCAGATACCTTTTCATCTAAAACATCTACTTTTGTTTCCATACCATCGATAATTTTGTTTATAAGTTTCCAAATAAACATACCCAGACCTATAGCTGCCGCTATAGGAAAACCTACTTCATTGATTAATTGGACAACACTATCCATAAGAGATTAATAATCTCCCCAGATTTTAGTTTTTGTACCTCCATGATACTCAACAGCATGACCTTCGTCTATAAGCATTTGACAAATATCTTTACCGTCTTCAGTATAAGGTATGCCAAGAATACGACCATATTTGCCTTTACCTAACGATTTTATTTTAAATTTACCTGTACAAAGTTCTTTTAATCTTTCTTTTGCGGCTAGACCTAATTTCTTTTCTGCTAAATCTCTAGTTCTAGATTCTGGGGTATCAATGCCAGAAAGACGAACTCTTTGTTTATGTAGTTTAACATCAAAACCTAAATCGAGACAACAGTCAAAAGTGTCTCCATCTACTATCCTTTCTAACGTTGCGTTGTATACAAACGCATCAGGTGCTTTTTTAGCCATTTAACATTTCCACCTTTTACGTGCTTGACGTAATCTTGAATTAGGGTTTTTAGCAGCTTTGGGAAACTTCTTCATCTGTCCTGCACTTCTAGCACAATAAGATTTTCTTCTTTTTGCTGCTTTACTTCCTTTTTTAACTTTGCCTGTAACCGCTGTTTTTAATTTACTTCCAGGATTTTTTCTTTTATAAGCGGCTACTCCTTTTTTAGTCATACCTGCACCAGATTTAGTTGAGCGGTAATTACCGCCTTTACCTGTAGTACGTCTTATAGGCTTTTCTTTTTTTCTAGGCATTATTTCTTTTTAGTTGTTTTTCTAGAACGTTTAATAGCTTTATCGCTTACAGTTCCTTTTCCTGGTCTGCTTGTTCCCGCTTTTTTCCTTTTATTAATGTTATACCATAAACCTTTTTTAGCTCGTCTACCGTCTTTAGTTGTATGGTATTTACTACTAGATTTCTTTTTTGCCGCCATGTTTATTTTCTCCTGTTTTTTCTAGCTTTAGCTTTTGCAGTTTTAGATAGCTCACCGTAATGAAAAAGTTTTACACTAGTTTTACCGTGAGTTTTACCTGAGTGTAAACTTCCGTTAGGCATTTTATGAGTGCCTCCTTTGTGTAAAGTACCGTCTTTTTTATAATGATTAACGCCTTTCATAGTTGTCCTTTTAAAACTCTATCTTTCAATCTTATCGCTCTAGGACCTACTTGTATAGCCCATCGGCTATCTAACATTTCTACCGCTGCTTTATCCCAATCATTATTTTCCATAGCTGATAAAAAGTTTTTAAATTTTAATAAACGTGTAATACCTAAGTTAAAACACATATTAGCCATAACTCTTTGTAAATCTTCAGGTAAATCTTTCCACCAAACCAAGTTTCTATCTAAATCGTTTATAACGTTTTGTATATCGTTTTTGAAACATTCGTCTATTCTTTCTTTAGAGACAGGTGTGTCTACAGCTTGTCCATGTTCAGGGTCTGTTTCTAGTATTAGATGACCTATACCAAAAGTAGGATAACCTAAATGGTCTAGATATATTTTATCTATACAGCCTTCATCAAAAGTTAATTCTTCTTGTAACTTCGTTAAATTCATATTACCTCCGTTTATAATACTTTTACTAGGGTGTCTCCACCAGTTGAAACGCTTACTTGTCCAAGAGTCGTAGTTCCCTGAACTCCTTTTTCTGTTCCTGAATAAATATCTGACCATTGTTCTCCTGTCCATAGTTGGAGTTGTTTAGTAGTTAAATTCCAAATAATATCGCCTGTATTAAACTGGTTTATATTTCGTTGAGACTCATTAACGTTTATAGTAGAGCCTACATTTACTCTGTTTAAACTTAGTTCTAATATTCTAACTAACCGATTAAATATCGCAGGGTCAATAGGTCCTATAGCTACAGGAAGTTTCGTTTCTAATAGCTTAGCCATTACCTCATTCCGTCAGGTTTTATATCTATACGAGTTGCTCCTAGTCTAAAACCCATTCCTGTATCGTTAGTGTTTGTATCATTAGACTGAATTCTTAATACAGCTTGTCTTCCCCTTACACGAGTATCTATTTTGGTAGTTACTGAAGTACAGGCACTGGTAACTGCTGTAGTAAGTTCTTCTCCAGGAAAGTTTCTTCTTTTTAAAATTATGTCTAATGTTTGACCATCTGCTCCTGTACTCGCAGAGCCTGTAAACTTAACATCAGGAATTATTCTACTAATAGATTGATACATATCTCCTTCGCCTAAATCAAAATCAGCGGACTCTATAAATACATTAGTCATAGCGGTGTCATCGTTATCATTTCCTGTTTCATGATTAAATAAATACCCAACATTATTAGTGCTGTACGTTGCCTTAGGAGCACTAAATATACCTTCGTCTATCCAACAGGTTCTAGAAAGTTCTCCTATCATCCATAAATTTTCTTCATAGTTGTACGTAACATATTTATCGATAACGTTACTATCCGCAGAGCAATAAAACCAACCGACTTCGTTAAACGCTTTATTAACAAAACCAAATACTTGATAACTTTGTGTTTGATTTAAATCAGAAAATACATAATCATCTACGCTACATGGAAGCTCTTGTATAGCACCTGCATAAGAATAAAAACCTTTTTTATCCATCCAAAATACCCCTTTAGGAGTATTAATCACAGCATTAGGTCCAACAAGACCCACACCTTCATTAACTAAGTTAATTGAAAAAGTAAAAGGCTGCCCTACAAAAGTCATAGAATATAAAGACGTATCTGTCCATATTAAAGTTTCTTGTCTTGCTCTAACAGCTCCTACGATTGCAGAACCTGCTGAAAGCCTAAAAGAACCTGCTGTATTAGTTGGTAACGGTTCCCACTGTTCTATATTTTCTTGGTCGCTCCACGCTATAAACATGGGGTCTATCGCCCCTGTTCTAGCCGTGCTTGAATCATTTAAAGGGTCTGCTCCGAAACAAATAACGTGCCTGTCTACATCAGATACCATTACTTGTAATGCTAAAGTTGGTGTTAAATTAGCTCCTGCTAAACTAGATAAAGCAACAGCTCTTGTATCAGTGCCGCTAGATTCATCCCAATAAAAAACACCTGCACCACGTGCATTAAAAACTAAATCTTCTCCAAAATTATCATGAGACCAAAGTCTTAACTGGTTTGTAGCTCCTAAAGGTGAAACACTTCCCCAAGTTCCTGCTCCCCAATAATCAGAACCCCAACCAGTTGAAGGTATATAAACATCAAGTCCTACGTTTATTTGATAAGTACCTACCGTACTACCGCCACCATTACCTGTATCAGAACCATTAGCTGTCACGGCATTTCCTTCAGTATCTACCGCAGAAATAGTGTAGCTGTTTACAGAAGGAACGGTTACTACTTGATATTCTTGATTTAAAACAACTGCTGTAATATTACCGCCTAAAGTAGCTGCTCCGCTAAAAGTAACAAAATCATTTGCAACAGCTCCATGTCCTGTATCGGTTACGGTAATAGTAGAAGAACCATTAGTTGCTGCAAACGTTACGTCTCCTGCAGCAGTGGTAGAACGTATTGGAGTTATGTCATTAAAAACTGTGCCGTCTATAACGTAATATTTCCAAGTAGTTCCTAATCCTAAATATTTAGTACCTGCTAAATCTACCCAAGCATGAAGTGCTCGTCCTGTGGCTTTAAAGGTGTTACTAGTTGCTTTAGCCCAACCGCCTATTTTTTCTGGTAATCCTTTACGAAAACGAACTAAATTAGAATTAACCCAACCGCCTTCATTAGCATAATCTGTTGCTTCTTTGTTTATTCCTGGTTTAAATAAAAGTTTTTGAAGAGGCATTAAATCCTCCTATAAAAACTTAGTAAGAATAATTGAACCCACTATAAAAGGATATATTCCCCAAAGAAGCATTTCTAGTCTTTTAAATTTTGCAGAGCCTTCGTCAAGGCGTTTTTCTATATACTCATAGCGAATAGCACATTCTCTTTCGTGTGCGTTAAGCTCTGCTAATGCGTCTTTGACCGTAGGCATTATTTTTGTTTTGCTTTACCAATATTTAAAGCTAATAAGTCTACAAATTTGTATAACTTACCAATCCACGCATCGTCTTTTGGAGTGGGAGTAGAAGCTGCTACGATTGAAGCAACTGTTACTATTGTAGTAATCCACATAATTAAATCTACCATTTATTTTTCCTCTTTTTCTTCTAGAACTTCATCAGCTTCTTTTTTAGTAGAAGCTATAAAAGTGTTTTCAAAAACGGTTAAAGCAGCTTGTATTTGGTCTAAGTCGAACTGGATTTTAGCTTTTTTATTTCTTAAATCAGTTATCTGGTTAGCTAAATATTTTTGCTCCTCAGTCATTTCTTTTTCTAGAATTTCGTTATCGCCAATGACGGCTTTCTTTTCTTCTTTTTGCATTAGTGCACCTCCTAAGGTGATGGTTTATAAATCTATCCTATTGTTTTAGTAACGGATGTTGGTGTAATTTTTAAAGCGATTTGAGCATCTAAGCCAGACTTTAAAGCTGTTACAGCATCACTACCCATAGCAGCTTCTACCCAGCCTTGTACGTCAGAGCTTGTTAAGTCTGCAAAGGCTGTAAAGCTTGACAAGTCTGAAGTATCTACAGATTGAGTTCCGTATGATGTAGCAGTCCAGTTGTTACCATCAGCATCCTGATTAGCGTCATCTTCTGCTGTTAATCTCCAATGCACGTTATAAACAACGTCTGCATTACTTTCTAGTGTTGGGTAAGTATCAACTGTTGAAACGTCCCAAGTATATCCAATTGCCATAATTATTCTCCTATTTGGTTATGAGTTTTTCAACTCGTTAATTTCAGATTGTAAGGCTTCAATCTGTGTTTGTTGTTCTTGTATAGCTTTTATCATTTTGTAGGCTCTACTATTACTTTACCATCAGCATCAGTCCAATCAGTATCTTTCATGTGTTGGTCTTGTCTTTCGCCTATTACCAACCAAGATACA